CCACCCTCGGACTGGATCACCCGGTCGAAGGACATATCGAAGTTGGCGTTCATTTAATCGCCTCCGCCTTGGCAAGCAGTTCGGTTTTTTCCTTGCTGCCCGCAGATGAGCCAAAGTAGAAGTTGACCACCTGTTCTGCTTTTGCAGACAAGTAGCCAATCAAAGTGCCTGCCAGTACGGAATCGATAACAGCAAAACCGCCTAGCGTTGCAATCACCACCCCGATGAACGCGCCGACAATGAGGATTGCCAGCGACGGCACAAGCATGGACTTGGTTGCAATTTGCATGTCACGCGCAGATTTCCTGTCTTCCACGGTGAGCTTGGCAAAGTCAAGGTTCATGGACTGAGCTTGCTTCTTCAGTTCCAGTTCGGCAAGCTGGATAGAGGCTACTTGCTCGGATGTCAACTTGCCGCTGCTGATAACGTCTTGCACTTGCTCAGGTTCAACACCAATTGCTTTAGCAAGTGCCGCTACACCCATACCAGCAAGCGGCCCAGCCAAGCATGTTGCAATGGTGGGTGCGAGTGTTTTAAGCCATTCCATTTGTTTCTCCTGCTTTAACTTCGTCCATATGGCTACCGACCTTCAGGCCAGACAACCACCCAATCAAGCCGCCGACAATGGTCTGGAACGCGGGGCCGATAATTTCAAAAATCTTGGTGTTGTCCACTTCCTTGACAAACAGCCCATGCACAAGCGCCGCGATAAGGACAACGACAACAGAACAAAGAGTGGCGGTCACCATCATGGTCACCCAGTAAATCAGTTTGTCTTTAGCGTCCATCACTTTGCCCTTTCATACAACTGTTCAATCCTTGCGCGGACTTTCATGCTGTCGGCGTTGCCCAGTACGCCCCCCAGATTGGAGTAGAGCAGCGTTAGCTGCTCCTTGGTACATACCGGCCCTGACTCCTCCAGCCACTCCCACACTTTGCTTGAACGCTCTTTGGGGTCATGGTTGGAATACGCAATGTTCAAGAACTCAGATACGCTGCACTCACGCCTGACTGTCGCGCCGTAAACAAACGACAGAAGGATAAGGGGTATGAGCCAGCGCACATTGGATTTACTCTACGGAGTCAGCGTCCGGTTGGGGTGCTTGTTTAACTGCTTCGGCCTGAATTGCTCCGACAAGCTGAAACACCTCGCCGTAAGGGCGGGATGCCATGTATTGCAGGACTGCGTTAACGAGGTCGATTGGTAGGGTGATGCTTTCCATTAGGCGCTCCAAGGTAGTGCTTGTGAAGTGGGGGATACTGGTGGGGTAATCATGCTGTCGATCTGGCCCTGCACACACGCCTCCATGTTGGAGATGGTCTGCGGGTCAACCCAGCCAACCACTTGGGCTTGGGTCAGGCTGGCGTAGGGCGTGAACGCCTCGCCCTGCTGGATGGTGTACTGCTGGCTGAAGCCAATCTCAGCGGTGTGTGCGCCGTCTACCCCGGTGGTGAGGTAGTTGACGTTCACGACAACATCGGTCTGCCCATCGACTTGGGGCAATGTGTACATGGTTTGCACGGTGGTGGTAAAAGTGGTCATGGTAAGTCCTTCAATGGTTAGGGGTGGGTTGCTTTGTAGGCATCAAATTCTGCCTTGAGTTCTTGGATAGCTTTGACCAAGTAGGGAACAAGATTTTGGGTGATGCCCATGACTCTGCCATCTTCATCAACCCACTGCTTCTCTGCTTCGTTTGCAGCGTGGGTATTAATTTGGTCGGGCAGGACTTGTTGGTACTCTTGGGCAATAAAGCCAACTTCGTGCTTGTCGTTTTCTTTGTAATCAAATTCAACAGGGCGCAGGGCCAAAATCTTGTCAAGGCCACTTGCCACATCAACGATGTTTTTCTTAATGCGTTGGTCAGAAGTAATTGACCATGCTGCGGAGTTGTTGCCTTGGTAAGAGCCGCCGCCGCCTGCGTTAATAAAAGCTGTTGCAATCCCTTTCCCGCTTGTTGCAAATGTGCCTATTACTATTTCATCATGCGTACCTACCGCTGAACCCAGAACACCTAAACCAATAAATACATTGCTGTAACCTGTGGTTATGTTATTACCAGCTTGATGCCCTATAGCAGTATTGTTTCCCCCAGTAGTTTGGCTATAAAGAGCTTGATAACCAACAGCGTTACTTTGAGAGGCGGTGGTGTTGTTTCCAAGTGCGCCTGCTCCAACGGCAATGTTGTTGCCTCCCGTGGTGTTGTTTCGCAATGCAGCATTAACGCTGCCGTCATACCCACCAATGGCTGTGTTTGAAGCACCAGTGGTATTTGCATATAGAGCTTGCACACCAAATGCTGTAAGTGTTCCAGTGGTATTACTGTTTCCAGCTTGATACCCCACTGCTGTGTTGTTGGAGGCGGTGGTGTTGGAATATAGAGACTGATACCCCAATGCAGTATTGTTAGAGCCTGTGGTGTTGCCGTAAAGTGCTTGATTTCCTACAACGGTATTACTTCCGGCAGTTGTGTTGTTGTACAACGCATCTTTACCCACCGCAGTATTTCCAGAGCCGGTTGTGTTTGCTTGTCCTGCGTTTAGACCAATAGCAGTAAAGTCTGTGCCAACGGTGTTGTACCGAGCGGCATATAGGCCAACGGCGGTAATTGTTCCAGTGGTGTTGGTAGTGCCAGCTTGGTAGCCTATGGCAACAGAATTAGCACCTGTGTTGGCGCTTAGTGCGGCATTACCTATGGCTACGTTATTAGCGCCAGTAATGTTGGTTTGTAGTGCGTTTACGCCAACCGCCACATTGTCGGCTCCAGTGGTAATTGCTTTACCCGCTTGATAGCCTATGCCCGTGTTGTTGCTGGCGGTGGTGTTGGAAGTAAGGGCTTGATAGCCCATAGCGGTGTTGTTGCCGCCCGTTGTATTTGCATTTAAGGCGTTATATCCAATCGCAGTTAGCTGTGCGCCAGTTGTATTTGAAAATGCAGCCGAAGGCCCTACAGCCACGTTGTAAGCGGCGGTAGTATTGGAATAGAGTGCGTTTACACCAATTCCTAAATTTTGTGCGCCAGTTGAGTTTGCTTGCAAAACATTAGGCCCAAGTGCCACATTCGTAGCTACAGCACCACCGCCTCGGCCTACGGTGAGTCCGTAAATGGATGCATCTCCATTTACATCTAATTTTTTGCTTGGCGAAGTAGTACCAATCCCCACGTTGCCGCTGGAGTCAATACGCATCCGTTCTGCTGGGGTTGTTGAATCTGATGATGTACTAAATGTCAGATTACCGTTGATATTTGTTGATGTAGTGCCTTGGGATGTAATAAGGTCAACTCTTGCGGCCTCAGTGGATACACCTGTGCGTCCTTGTCCCCACAACGAAACCCTTGCATTATTTGTAGGATTTGTCGCTGCTTGATTTCCAGCAATAGTTAAAGTGGTCGGGCCGTTTGTGTTGGTAGTATCGTCTTCAAGGGTTAAAGCTGACCTTTGAGTAATTTTGTAAGAACCGCTATTTGAGGCATTTGCAATATAGACTCTTGAAGATGATGGATTGGTAGTACCAATCCCCACATTGCCGCTGGAGTCAATGGTTTGGCGCACATTGCCATCACCGTCCGACAGCACGATGTAGTTGCTGCCAGTAGCAGAGATGGGAGCAGCAGAACCGCTGTAGTTACCAAGGATGACGTTCTTACCTCCCGTGGTAACGCTTTGTCCAGAGCCTTGCCCAAGGAATGAATTGTATGTTCCGCTGGTAACGTTTCTACCGGAATAATCTCCAATGAAAGTATTTGCATCGCCAGTAGTGTTATAGCCCGGCCCACGACTACCAATAAATGTGTTGTATTGACCAGTTGTGTTGCTATACCCAGCCTGATAACCTACAGCGGTGTTGTTACTGGCGGTGGTGTTGGAATTGAGGGCGTTTGTTCCAATGGCTACGTTGTTAGCCCCCGTAGTATTGGTAATTAAAGCAGACCAACCCATTGCAACATTAGAATCGCCGGTAGTGTTTGCAATCATTGCCCCTTGTCCAACAGCAGTATTTGAACTTGCTGTATTTGAAGATAGTGCCTGAGTACCGATTGCAGTATTCCATCTGCCAGTTACGTTTGCTTTGTTAGCTTGATAACCTACCGCTAAATTCCAATCCCCTGTAGTAGTGGAATAGTTTGCTTGAAAACCAAAAGAATCATTTGGGTTTGCTGGCGCAGTTTGACTATACCCAGCCTGATACCCCACAGCGGTGTTGTTGCTTGCGGTTGTATTTGTCGCTAAAGCATACATACCTAGCGCGGTATTAGAGCCTCCTGTGGTATTCCCTGCCAAAGCCTGATAGCCAACACCAGAATTTTGTGTTCCTGTAGTGTTTGCGCTTAAAGCAAATTTACCAAATGCGCTATTGAAATCACCTGTTGTGTTGTTGTATAGCGCATTGCCAACCACCGTGTTATTTGCTTGCGCACCAGCGCCTCGGCCTACGGTGAGTCCGTAGACAGTCAGGTCAGTACCTGAGTACAGCAAGTTAGCGGAGCTTGTCTCAAGCCCGCCAGTGCTTGTGTACACCACACGGCCCGTGGTCAGGCCAGAGTTGGTGATCGAGGACGAGGACAGCGTTGTGCCGTTCCATGTCAGGCTGGCAGACCCGGCCAAGACGCCCGAGGAGTTGAACTGAATTTGGGTGTTGCTGCCGCCCGCTGGGCCAGATGTAGCCCCCGCAAGCAGGGTTACCACGTTGCTGCTGTTCTTGTAGTACAGCTTGCCGTCGTTGGTGTTCAGCGCAAGCTCACCGGCGACGAGGTTTGCCGCCAGCGGAACAGAAGACGCCGTGGCGCTGTAGTACAGCGAGATAGGGGTGTAGCCGGTTGCAGCCATAATTTTTCCTTAGAAAGTTCCGCCAGTAACGCCTGCTGTTAGGGCGTTATTCGTGTAATTGTAGGTCAATAGGGTGTTGGTATTGGTCGCCTGATTACCTGTCGCCGCAGAGCTAAAGTGCAAGTAGTTTGTTGCCCCAGATCCTGCTGAAAGCGCCACATTTGTAGCATTGGTAGCAGTCCCAGCAGTCGCGGCATTCAAGTTGGCAACCTGCGTGGTGCTTGCTACCGTGAACGGCGCGGTTCCAGTCGCCACCGTCGATGTGATGACGCCAGTGGCCGAGACCGTGGTGAACGCGCCCGTGGTGGCCGTTGTAGCGCCCACAGTGCCGTTGATGTTGATTGAGGCAGTACCAGTAAGGTTGGTGACCGTACCGCTGCTAGGCGTGCCCAAAGCACCGTTAAACGTGACTGGCGCGCCAGCAGAGCCAATCGCAATACCTAGAGCCGTTGCAACGCCAGTGCCCAGCCCGGACACACCTGTGGATATTGGCAATCCTGTTGCGTTGGTCAAAGTTCCGCTGGATGGTGTTCCCAGAGCGCCGCCATTGACCACAAACGATCCAGCAGTGCCCACCGCAACACCCAGAGCGGTCACCACGCCTGTTCCGGTGGTAACGGTGCTCGGTGCGGCTCCAGCGCCCCCACCGACCATCAGAGCGCTTGCGGCCAATGCCGCGCTGGTAGCCCAAGTCGTTCCGCTGCTGAAGTACGGGATACCGCCGCTGGTTCCCGCCACGGTCAACGCAAGGGTTCCGCTAGACGTGATTGGGGAGCCAGCAACTGAAATCAAGCCGCCAGTAAAAGATTGCGCTACGCTGGTGACGGTTCCGCTTGTCGCTGGCGCAGCCCAAGTAGGTGCGCCGCCTGTGGTGGCCGTCAGGACTTGTCCCGTCGTGCCCGCCGCCGTTGCCACTGGTGTAGCACCTGCGCCGCCGCCGTACACAACCCCGTACTGGGTCAGGGCTGCGCTGGATGCCCATGTGCTGGCGCTGCTGAAGTAAGGGATGCCGCCGCTGGTTCCAGCAATCGTCAGCGCCGGAGTCGTGGTGGCCGTTGCCACCGAAATGATGCCGCCAGTAAAGCTGACGCTGGTGACCGTGCCGCCGGGGTTGCTTGATGCAATGCTGATGCCGCCAGCCGAGTTTGTGATGGTGATGTTAGACCCGGCAGTCAATGTGGCTCGGGTGAACCCTGTGCCGTTGCCGATGTCCAAAGCCCCATTTGCGGGAGTTGTAGACAACCCCGTGCCACCATTTGCAACATTCAAAATGCCAGCAAGCGTGACCGCACCCGTAGAGGGCGTATTTGGGGTGAATCCTGTAGAGCCAGCGCTGAAGGTAGAGCCAGCTAACGAAAACTGGTTCCATCCACTACTAGAATATCCAAGGAACGCCCCTATGGTGGAGTCATAACGAATCATGCCAACGTTACCGGAAGGCTGCTGCCCTGTCGTACCAATTGGCACGGTCACCGAGCCAGTACCGGGCATGATTGCGTTGTCGGCAAGACCAATAACAGGTAGCGTATTGCCTGCAGTAACAGCAATTTGATTTGCTACACCCGTTATAGTGACAGGCGTAATGGTTGCGCCCCCTGCTGTTGCAAGTAAGCCTGTTCCACTGGTTCCCGCAAGTGCACTCAGAAGGCCTGTAGTGGCTATAGCAGGGTTACCACCCACACCATCGCCATTTGTGACACTCAGACCACCGCTTGCACTGATAGTTCGTGCAGCCAAGGTCGTAGAATTGGTTTTTGCAAGTAAACCGTTGCCTGCAGACACCAAACTGGCAGGCGCCCCAGTAAGGGCAATGGTCATTGCGCTTTGCGCGCCACCGTCAGTTAGATTGACACCTGTGCCAGCAGAAAGATATCTGCTATTGGCAAGTGATGGCTGGTTTGTAGTGGTGAGAAACGTTTGCGTCAGCGTCGGGCTAGATTGAATAGCGCTAACTGTTGTCTGTACAGTTTGCCCATTTTGGACAACCGGCACCAATTCAGAGCCTGTCAGTGCAACAGGCGCTGTTGGGAGTTGGGATATGCGCACGTTGGACATTATGGGCTCAAGTTATCAAGATTGCCATTGAGATCATCCTGAGAGGTTTCAGGCGCAATACCGTACTCACCTGCAGTTGTACCAGTGACAGTTTGATTAGGCGCAGTGACCACGTTGGGGTCAGTTGTAATAGCCCGATCATTGGGGTCAAGCGGCGCATCAGGGCGTGGGAAACGAATAGCAATTTTTTCAGGCTGGCGTGCAGGTAAGCGGTAAGGGTCGCGTTCATCGTTGCAACCATTATTACAAACTCTGAGACCTGGGATATTACGGTCCATCGAAATGTCAGAATACGCACGCTTCATTTTGCATCGATCACAAATAGCGATAGATAAAACAGTGTTGCCGCGAGTATCAAGCCAAACGCTCATCTTGTGTACGGGCTAATGTTAGGTGCAAAATAGATTGGCGACTTATCACGCTCTTCTTGCTCAGCTTGGAACCAGTATTTTTCGCCTTGCGCTTCACAATATGCTACACGACTTTCAGGCACGCCTGGGAGCTCCATAGCCATCTGATGCGCAAGCATATTCTGAATGGCCAGATACCATCGCTGGGGAATTTGAATTGACCCTGAGAGGGAACCTACATCCTGCACATAATATGAACACCAAGCCACAACCTGAGGCGAGTAAATGGCAGGTGCAGGCCAAAGGTACATCGATGGCTGCGGGATTGTGCGATCAAACCAGTACTGCAGTGGGTAGTTGTTGGTGAAGTTCTTATTGGGCAAGTTCGTGTAATCATCACGATTTAGCCTTGCCATAGGGATCTCAGTGGCGTTGGAGCCAAAGACAACTTGATAAACGCCCATGTTGGCACCTGCTGATTGCAAGATTCTCCAATACGGCGCAGTTGCCGATGGGTCCAGGTCGTAGTAAATCCAAGTGCCCGCAACCCAAGTTGTGGCGCCGGGGCTGTATGCCGTAGTCCAGTTGGTGTTGTCTTGTGAGTATTGGATGGTCAGCGTTACAGAGCCTGATATAGCAGGCAAGATGCCTACTGTGCCAATGTAAACGCCACCACCTGCGCCGTTGCTGATGCCAATGTAGCCGGTGTTAGTTGTCAGCTGGCAAATGTTGGTGTATTGCCCATCAAAAGCGTAGCTAGCGTTGCCTGAAGAGCTGTATCCGCCTGTCGTATTTTGCGTGACAGTACGGTAGTTGGCATTGAGAACGTCGTTGACGCCTGCAGGCAACGTGTAGATGTAGTGATCAGGAATTAGCCCATAGACCACTTTATTGATGCACCAGTATTGAATGCCGCGATTAACCAGATTGGAAAGCAGGTAGTACAGACTTTGCTTTGCAGCTTGTACTTGCTCAACACTGAGCTCCTCGGCCAACTTTCCGGCACGTCGTGCCCCACTGTCAATCAGGTTCTGGACAGTGATAACGGTTTCGCCGACAGTACCACTTGTTGCCATATACTACCAATTTTTAGTGGTTGTAACTTTGCCACCTGTGGCGCAATGCCAGCGCTCAAGCGACGCTGCTTTGCGAGTAGGGCGACCTTTGTCGTCTTTCATAGGTCCGGGCATACCACTCATTCGTGCGCAAAAAGAGTCATGCCGTGGCCCTTTTGCCTGTGGAGCTTTGAGATTGCTACCGGTAGCCCTATTGAACTTGTCACGACCTTTTTGCGTAAGGCCTGCGCCTTGGCTTGTAGGTAGCTTTTCACCGCGACTTACTGATAATACAGGGTCGCCGCCATTCTTCATTTTGGCTGTTTTAGCCGCAGCTTTAAAGTCTCCAGCAGTTGGCGCGCCTTTGCTCCCAGGTTTACGCATGCGTTCACCAGAGCCTGCAGCAATTCTTTGCTGCTTTGCATGAATGTTTTCATATAGACCTCCACCCTTCATATTTTTGTCAGCTTTGACAAACTCTTTGCCAACTTTTTGCGGCACACCACCATACCCACCTTTGGTATGCGCAGCTGCCGCCATTAGGCGGTGTTGTGCTGGTGACTTGCTTGGCATGACTACAACGTGCTGTAGGGGTTGACGTAATGCTTCTGCATTTCCAGCACCACGGTGTACGTATCGCCTGCGCTACCGTCAAACGTAGTGAAAGAAATACTTCCTGTCTTGCCTGTACCAGCATTGTTGGTAAGACCGCCAATTTTGGAATAGTCCTGCGTGTACGCATTGTTTTGCGGAATGACTTCAATGACAACAGGCGCAGTAGCAACCCAGTTCATTTGCACTTCCAACCCATGGGTCAACGCAGTCACTTTTAGGATAGACACAGCGTCACAAGCTCCGCCAGCAGCAGACGCAGTCAAATTAGCGGGGTTAACTTTTACAACTGCTGACTCGTTTTCAGTCGCGCTCATAGTTGCATAAAACTTCATGATGGCAATGCGCTCGCCATCAAAAAGCGTTTGTGAGGTAGCTGTAATAGCCATAAAAATCTCCAAAGAAAGCAGGGGCCGAAGCCCCTACTTGATTAGCACGGCATAGACTTTTTGTTGCTTACAAAGCCACCTACATCTTTGCAAGTCATAGTGGCATGCCCACCAGCCTTGTAAGGTTTGGCAACGCCACCTGTTTTGTACTCTTGCACAACGCCACCAGTCTTGTACGCATGCACAACACCACCGGTCTTGTACTTAGCCATTGCACCGCCTTTTTTGAGCTTTAGATCAGTGCCCTTGTCGCCTTTATGCTCTTGCATGTCATGCTGCTTGAAAGCTTTCTTGATCATGGCCTTATCTTGCGCCATGTCAGCTTTACCGCCTTCTTTCATCATGGGGCGACCAGCAGTACGACTTGCCAGCATTGCAGCTGCTTCACGAGGGTCAACAGGTGCCGAGCGAACCGCAGGACGCGCCATAGGCATAGGCATACCTACACGACGACCGCGAGGCGGCATCATGCGTGGGTCAACCATGGGTGCGCCACCATCGGCCATCTTCTTAGCATGTCCGCCTTTTTTCATCTTGACTTCATCAACTGAAGGCTCAGTTGTTTCCATCTTAGGCTCACGTGAAAAGCCACCAGAAGCCATTTTCTTGGCTTTACCACCGCGCTTGTAACCTTTGTCAGACTCAGGCTGCTTAGGTGTCTCAGGCTTTTTGCGGTCGTCGTCAGTCATCAATGTTACGGGCATGATCTACTCCTTAGGCTTGAGTTACGCCAAGTGCGCCAACGCGAATTGCGTTAGGCCCAACAGCAATTCCGGGAAGCAAGATACCCATCACAGTACGAACGATACCGTTCGACGCAGTGGCAGGGGTGTATGTACCGCGAACGTCACCAGTACCAGTGGTTGCAGTAGCAGTGTCAGCGGCGACAAACGTACCAGCGTCTTGTGCCAGTGTGTTGTTGCTCTTGACGCTTGCCACATAGGCTACGTTGGACACACGAACTGGGATGCCCAAAACGTTGGTTGTGCCAACAGTCAGAGCAGTACCAGTAGCGCCACTCACGCTCACAGAAGTGACGAGGTAGAAGGCTTTCAAACCATTCACAGCGGTGCTTACAGCGGCGCTGGAAGTGATTGCCTCGCTCATCGCTTGACCGTAAAAGTCAAAACCAGACACGGTAACAGTCACAGGAGCCACACCCAATGTGTAAGTCAATCCTGTTGGTGTACCTGCGGTGGTCACAACTGCCGCGCCTGCTGTAGTAGTCAGGGTTGCAGAAGTAGACGTCACAGCGGTCAAGATGTAAGTCGTTGGGTTGGTGTAGCCTGTGATACTACCTGTGCCACCTAAAGTACCAGAGATAGTCAAACGCTGACCAGTTACCAAACCTGCTTGCGAGGTAAAGGTAATACCACCAGATGTGTTAGCAATTGCAACACCAGACAGAGTTGATGCGGCGGCGGTTGAAGTTGTCACGCTGACGCCGCGAGGCACATCAAGCGACAAAGCAGTAGCGCCAGAGGTTGTGGTGACTGACTTCACAGAAGTGCCAGCAGTCAGCGTCAATGCGCCAGCGGCGGCAGGAGTTTGCGACGCGGCAATGTTGTTTGCTACGGCGGCTTGAGGAACCACGTCCCACACATAAATGCGACCCAATGGGCCAACACCAATGCTCATTGGAGACGGGTTGTCAAAGGCAACATTACCATGCAAAGTCAATGCTGTTGTATTGGCAATGTTGATAGCTTGGTTCAGCGTGTAAGTGCCTGTACCACCATTACCAGTGCCAAAGGCTTGGATGTAGGTGCCATCTGTCACGCTTGTGCCGTCAAGATACATGCCCACCACGATTGGCGCGCCAAAGCCAACTGCAGTTACAGTCAGGGTTGTGGAAGAAGAGCCACCAGTGCCACCAGTTGCGGTGGTAGTGTAGGGACGGATACCGGTGCCCATATAGGTTTGCGCCGGACCCAAAAAGAGATCATCAGAATATTGAGGCATTTTGTCTACTCCTTGAAAAGCTTGACAGGTTAAAGAACTAGGGGCTGGGTATTAGCCAGCCCCTGTCTGGCTTAGACGCCAGGAGTGCCGAAGAGGGCTCGAGGATCAGTCCATCCGGGGATGTAACGCTCGGTAGCCTTGTAGCGCATGGAGTCGGTTTCAAAGTCACCTTCCATGGTCTTCTCCAGTGCACGACGCATCAAGAGCTTCATGCCCTCAGGCGCGTCAGTCTCCACCCACCAGTTGGTGGCTGAAGTCAAACGGCTGATCACGGTGCAACCTTCAGGCAGCAAGCCAATCGATTTGATCGGGTTGATGTCGTTGTTGGCGGTACCGGTACGCAAAACGCTCTTCAGCAGAACTTCAGCTTGGAAGACATTGCCAGGTGCAACAACCAGTTTAGTGGGTTGCAGGCGAATCTTCTTGCCGTTGTTGTCCACAGCTTGGCGAATCTGAATCAGCATTTGCTCCAAAGAGGTCTGTGACAGATTAGCAGCAGTTGACAACTGGTTGCTAAAGCTACCGACCGCGATAGGGTGTGCAGTGTTAATCAGAGAAACGCCATCACCACCGGTGTACGAGCTGTTGAAAGCGCGATTCAGAACGTTAGCGCAAAGCAATTCTTTGGTTTCAACCAGAGATTGAGCCAAGTGCTTAGCGTAAGTCTGTCCGATGCGGATGTGGTCGCCATCTTCAACCAGGACTTTGGTCAGGGCAAAAGCCAGACCGTAGACTTGGTAGACATAGCGCTGCAGAAAGAGAACACCACCTTGTTGGTAAGACACAGGCGAACCATCAGGCAACTGAGGTGCTGCGCCAAAACCATACAGAACGGGCTCTTCATGGTAGTTGCGTGGGATACCGGTTTGTTCACGGAAAACCGTGGACCACTCATCGGCGCGTTGGTCGTAAACTCCGTCGAATGCTTCGTTGAGGATAGGCTCAACAATCGAGCGGAAGTCCGTACTTCTCATTGGGGCGGCCATGTTCTATGCCTCCTTATTACGCGGTAGCGGTGAAGACACCGAACCACTGGGTTTGAACAATCTGGACGCGCACAATGGTGTATGCATCACCCCATGCATTATCCGGATACGGGGCCAAGTCGACAACACGTAGTTGCGCTTGACCGCCATTACCTGCTGCACTTGAAGAGTTCAGAGTACATTGCGACAAGCCAGTAACGGTAGAGCCCGCTGTGACGTTGTTGATGTTGTACTCGTTGCCCAGCGAAGTTTGCGCCATGGAACCATCGGCTTGGATTTCATAGATGATCTGTTGATCATTGTAGAAATATGCAACGATTGCAGTGCCGCTGGTGCTTGCAGGCCAGTAATTGGACACCCGGCGACGACCTGTGGTGTCAGTCCACTCAACGCCTGCAAAGGCGCCGGTAACCGTACCAGAAGTAGTTGCAGGAATGATTGTCCCCAGCGTACCACTATTAGCGGTAGTACCGTAGACAACAGGTTGTCCTTTCAGAATATTCGAGCTGTAGCCCGAAGTGATACCATTCGCGAGCGCCTGAGCACGTTCCAAACCTGTTGGAAAGAAAGCGGGGCGCAAACCGAATGGAGCTGACGTAGAAGACATGGTCTTACTCCTTTAGTTGAAATTACCCAAAAACGGGTACTCTTGCGGTTTGGTCAAACTTCATGCCGTCACCCTCAATCATCACCAGAGGTTTACCATTGCTATCCTTAGCGCCTAGCAGTTGGTCTTGCTGAATTGCAATCTTCTCTTGCTCGTCCAGTGGGGCGTAATGATGCATTTCTGCCATTAAGTCCTGATAGACATCCATCGGAAGTTTGAAAAGCAACATTTCGTTGCAGGCAACAAAACCTTCATGCTCACCAGCTTTCACCTTGTAAGTATCAAAGCCGGGTAATTCGTCGGCTTTCACAGGGGTGTAGCCCAAGCGAGTGCGTTTGTGGATAGGGTCGTACTGATTGTTGGAGGAGAGCCAGCACAAATGAAAGCCCGGAATCTCAGGCGGGGTCGGAAGAGCTTCTTGCAGCCATTCCGAACGGAACGCCCTACGGCGCTCCTCAGAAGATACGAATTGTTCCTCAGGCCCACGACGTTGCAAGTCATCTTGCGCACGTGATTCACGGCCTGTACGGTTATTGCGTTTGAGTCGATCGTCCATTGTTAAGCCCTCTGTTGTTTGTTGGTGCGGTCCCACTCAGCGTATTTGCGAATGGCATTCTGACGAGCAGTCGGATTGTTCCACAATCCAGCTTCTTTCATGGCGTTAACACGCTCCGGGCTGAGTCGAAATTCATTCGACTTAGTCGTTGCAGTTGTCTCGCGACCAGAACTTGTCATAACAGATTTGGGCCTTTGATTTCTGATATGTGAGTCATTATATCCACTGTTTTTGGTGGCAGGGATATATTTTTTCATTCGGTCTGTAAGTTCATCCCAATAGTCTTGAGATGATGGGTCGTAGCCTTCATTGGTGAGGCGCTTGTCAATCACTTGTGCAATCTGAGACTCCTCATTTTGACCTTGGGGGTCATACCATGGATTCTCTTCCATCCACTCAGACGCCATCTTTTGCACCATGGGATCAGGGATGCTAGCGTTTTGACGCGGCTCTGAGATGCGTTGTGTAGCATGTTGCTTGATGTTTTGCAGCGACTCCATTTTTCGCTGTGCTTCAAACCAACGCTCTTGCGCTTTGGTCACGCCTTCGCCATCGCGATCACGTACAGCGTTCTGCATCTTCATCTTGGCGTACTCAACCTCGACTCCGGCGTCTTCGATGGCTTTGTCGATGCGCGCAAGTTCAGCGCCAGACGTCTTTTGCTCCAAAACAGCAAGGCGTTCTGCCAAAGCTTGGTTCTGTTGCTTCAGCGCACTGACCAGATGGCTCGATTCGCGTGCTTTTTCACGGTGAATCTGCTTTTTGAGGCGTCTTTCCTCACGGCGAGCGGCTCGAATGGCCTCTCGATCCGGATCGTTGTCCAATCCGTCATTTTGTTGTGGTGTGCCACCCTCATCGTCACTGTTCTGTGACTCTGAGTGCATCGCTGGTGCAGTAGTTGCCTCAGGTGCTTCAATTTCCTGTGGCAAAATGACTGTCGCACTGCCATCAGTGTCTTCTGCCACCTGCATTTCTAATTTATCAGTAGGTGTCATCAAGTTTTCCTTTCAAAACTTAGATAAATGCTTTAATATCGCGTGGGTCGCCTGTCACCTTGCCAATGATTTCATGGTCATTGAAGAAAGTGAACAATGCTTTGCCTTTTACGCCGCCTTCTTCAAAGTCGACTTCCCAACGATCGCCGCCCCATTTAGGGACTCGAACGTAATCGCCAACTTTGCACCATACGCCTTCAGGCCAAGGCTCCATGGTGTCGCGCTTTTTGAATGCAATAGGGCCTACTGCAAGAACTTTGCCGATCATGGTGTTCCACTTCTCGGTTTCCTTAGTTTCTTCGGGGATTAAGAGTCCAAAACTGGTGATTCTTTCTTTCACTGCTCTTAATTGTACAAGAACACGAGCACCATACGGCGCCATAAGCGGGTCAATCTCCGGAAACGCTTCTGCAAGCGTTTGTTCGGCATCAAGTGTCATCTCTTCTTTCCTCTTCTAAAAAGTTGTTGATAATGTTCAAGGTTTCTTGCAAACCTGCGTGTGTCCCTGCCAAGCGCTGGTAAGTTTCAAAGCTTGCGCAATGTCCATTAGCCATAGAATCAGCGATCTCTCGCTGCTTCTGCTTAATCAGAGTTATCAAGGCGCTAATTTGCATTAGCGACCGCGACCTACGCTCTTCTTCATGGGCGTCACAATAGCAATTGTGAGCCCGCCCTTAGCATGACCGCCTTTTTTCATAGTTGCGATTTTGCCGGTAGGCTTGGGGTAAGGCTGCTTTTGCGAACTATCGTTGATGTTATTCACGATGCCGCCTGACGCATATTTCGAAACTGCGCCGCCTTTCTTCATTACGTTGCCTTCAGTTACGCCCATGGCCATTTTCTTATGGGCATTGATTGCTTCAGTCATTGCTGCACTCCTAAGTTAGCTTGAAGTTTATGTTGAGCGTCCATCACAGTTGTCAGTTGCTCATGCTGCAACTCAACGGCGTCCCTAGAAAGTTCAGCCGCTTTGATTCTCTCTTCAGTGAGATTGTTTTCAGTATTCTTGATCATGTCATTGTTGATTTCTTGTGTTTTCAACGTCAGTTCTTGCGCATCCTTGTTGGCTTTGCGCTGTGTCTCTGCAAGTGCAGTCTTGGTCAGAGAATCGACTTGCGCCATGATGTTGGGGTCAACCGGTGGCTGATTTTGAGATTGCATCTTCTGCAACATCTGCAGCATTTGCGCCATGGTTTGCCCAACCATACCAAGTTGCTCTTTGCTGTCTTGGTGCACATGCTGGATTGCAGCAGCCAGCAATTGCTGAGCCTCACGAAGCGTGGGGCCAACTTTCAAGATGTTGTAAGGCCTGCCAAGCGCAACTGTGGTGTAGCCATCAGCCATGCTCAGGTACCACAACGTCAAGTGCTGCTTCAAATGCTCCAAGCAAGCAGGCGTAAACACCGGTGCTACGATGGGGTTGGCGCCAAAGATTGGGTCCATGGCGTATTGCAAATGCACCATGAAGTGAGCCATATGGTCCTGCATCGGAAATGCCCCCACGGGCTTTCCAAGGGTCATGGCAACATTCTCCAGCGCAGGATTCATGTCCTTCACATCTTGCGGATCGGGCAGTACCTCATTGATCTCAGGAAGCTTGATCTGTTTGAGGATTCGCTTTTCAACAGCAAGGCGGTTGTACAGGTCAGGGTTAGCTGCTGCACGTGCTGCAAGCGTTTGGATTTGCGCATAGCGCTGACTTTCAGCAAAAATGTGCGGGTCACTAACCGGGATGACGTCAGGGTTAGAGATGAAGTCATCTTGCGTGACTTTCAGATCAGATACGATCTCGCTCTTGCGCTGCTCATCCAGGTACCACCGGTTGATACGGGCCAGTACTTTAAAGACACGACGCTGAGAATCATGCAGCCGCGAATGGATGGAGCTGAACACCGCGGCGCCTTGCTCAATCAGCGCCTGTGTGGTGCCAACCGGCGCATTGCTGGTAACATCGGCAATCTTCTCTTCACTGGTGGTGACCACGCCCTTGGCGGCATCAGTCAACCAGCCTAGCAGTTGGAACAAGATGGGGCTAGGCGGATTGAAAGGTACAGGCATGGCAATCTTGCGAATGTCATCCACACCTGGCGCGCCTTCAATCTCAGCAACTTGCGTAGGCTCAATGACAGTGCTTTGGCCGCTGATTTTAGCGCCCTTGATTTTGAGCATTGTCGGCGCATTGTTTATATGGGCAGAATCAAGCAGAGCACGCAAAGCACCAGTAAGAGCGGCAGATAGACCGCCAATAAGATGAGGTAGGCCAATAGCGTAAGCACCTCGCCACGGGATAAACTTAAACTCGATAATCCAATCAAGCTTTGTAAAAGTTTCATCACCATCCTCCCAGTTGCGATACAGACCTACAACTGAGCGTGAGGTCTCATCAATCATGAGAATATACGGGGCACGTGCTGCTTTTGAGAACGAGTCTTCTTCTTCTTCGAGGTACGTGTGGATGTGGAAAACGCGGCGTATGCCGTCTATATTGTCTGATTTCTGATTGCGGCCTTCAATCTTGTCATTGGCCTTTTCAGACTTAGTCTCTTCAGGCGACATCGAAGTCTTGAAGATGTCGATATCTGCATACAAGCCAGATGCCACACGCAAATCAAACTCTTCTTGCGTGATATCCTGAACCTCAGTCACGCGACTGGCAGTGTAGAAGCTACCAGCTGCAAAAGGCAAATACACATTGTCAATAGGCACAAACTCAGCGCAGGGGCGCTTCTTAATCTCGTCGTACCAAAGCTTCATGTACTGACTGCCACCAAGTGGCAATTGCGTGAGCATCTGTTCTTGCTCATCGCGATACTCTTCAATTTGCTCGGTGAGCTGCCAATTCATGTAGTCGCGTTTGCGCTCGGCTTTCTCAACTTTCTCCTCAGTTGTTTCGCCGATGATCTTGGTCTTTACTGGCCCGTCAGGTGGGAACAGCTCTTTGATCGCACGGGCTGCAAAGTCAACACAAGCTTCAGCCATGATGGGATGGACAACCTTGCTTGCGCCCATGAACTGAGCACCACCTGGTGCATCGTGGCCTAGGCCCGTACGCCGCAGGCCATCTTCATATTGCTTGTCGCGATCCTCTCGAGCTTGCTTGTCTTTCTCAATTAGATCCAGGTACTTGAGCGCAAGGCCATCAAGCTTGATGCTGTCAATCGAGTCTGCCAGATTGGCGTAGAAATCTGGGTCTTCCTCCGGCCCTTTAAGGTCTTCGAGTCTTACAATGGCAGACCCGTCTTCAAGCTCTTCAACATCATCGTCAAACAAATCAATGGCAGCTTCTTCAGCCTCAGGCATGTCGTCCTCAAGCGGATCAACGTAGCGACCATAGTCTTGAGGGATCGGCATTTCAGTAGCCATTAGTGTCTCCACATAGGTTCATATTGCATGTCTTTGAGTGTTGGAGTCAGTGGACTATATCACTATTGCCGAGGCCGGCGATCACGAGCTCTATTTTGCGCCTCAATTGCGTCTGAAGTATCACGTGCTAGCACTTCAAGTGCTTGAGAACTAAGCCCATCTAAGTTTACAGTAAGCCCACCATATGTTTGTGAACGGCGACGTATCATGTCAGCAACTTCAGTTCCACTAACGCCATAGTCGCTTGCTGAGCGTGCAATGCGTGTTTGCATACTTGTAACAAGTGTGCGCTCAATAGGAGTTATTACTTGCTGCAATTCGTTGTAGGGCGTGCGCAGCAAGTTTTGCTCTTGTGCCTGTTGCGGGTGACGATCTTCGATCTGTCGAGCTAAGAGCTCACGTGAAATCATGCCCATGGTCTGATGCAAGCCAACATTGGTTGTGCGTATGAGTTGCGGCAACACAGCAAGATCTTCAGGCGTGTTGTCTTGAATGTACCGCGTTGCAATATCAATAATGTTGTTGACAGCAACTGGGTCATCAAGTGCTCGCAACAATACGTCAGTGGTTTCATTTTGAATGTGCCGTGGCACTGGACTGAACTGCGCAACTGGGGCTGGGGCTGGGGCTGGGTGTGGGTGTGCTACTTCTAAGCTGGTTATAGGGAAGCCTAGCGCGTCTTCAACAACACCGCTAAACGCTAGTATAAGAGGTTGCATTGCTTGCGCACGTTCTGGACCTGGCGGAATCTGCGTATAGCCGGGGTAATCCAGTTGCCCATGCAAAAGTGCATATGCAGTG